CTAACAATCGAAAGCTTGGTTTTGGAGCGGCAACCATGAAAGCAGGCAAACTAACGCACGTTATCCAAATCATTAAAATAGAATACGTTGGCAGTGACGGTCTTGGTAACCCCAAAACCAAAGAAACTCTATTGGCAAAGTTACGCGCTGAGATAGTGCAACAAAGCACAGAAGAATTCATTCGCGCCTATGGAACATCTAATGAAACCATAGTGATTTTTAGAACCCGTTATATTCGCGGGGTCAAAAATTCGTGCCGTGTCAAGTTTAACGGACGCACATTCAACATCAAACAACTATCGGAAATCGGGCGGCGCGAAGGCTTAGAAATCCGGTGTCTGGAGAAATCCTAATGAGAGGCCGAAAACCAAAAAGCATGAAGAACGATAATAAGGCGGTTGTCTCGCGTCTTCAGCCCCCGCGCTGGTTATCGAAGGATGCAGCAGCCGAATGGAGGCGTGTGATGCCAATACTCAATGAAAGGAAAATCCTAACAGAAGCCGATATTGGAGGGTTAGAGAACTACTGTATTGCAATTGGCTTAGTGAGGGAAATGGAGCGTAACATCCAAGACCAAGGAGCGATTATTTTTCATGACGGTATGCCGAAGCGCAATCCGGCCGTAGGTATTCAAGCTGACGCGATGACCCGCGCCAGATTACTAGCGGCTGAATTGGGATTGACACCGGTATCGCGTTCGAGAGCTTCTGTAGGTGCTGCTGATGATGATACCCTCTTGGATTGATAATCCCGAAGAGATCGAGGATAGTCTTGGACATGGTCAAAGGGCTGTAGAATGGTTGCGTCGTCTGAAGCACCCCAAAAATCCGGCCGTTGGACATCCGTTCCAATTATTTCCGTGGCAAGAACAGATCATAAAGCGCATCTATGGCCCTAGGGATAAAGATGGCCGACGAATTGTCCGGCGCGTCGTGCTGCTATTACCGCGTGGAAACCGGAAAACCAGCCTGGCAGCAGGTATAACCCTATTGCATTTATGCGGACCGGAAAGACAAGTCGGCGATCTCATCATCTCGGCGGCATCAGCACATGAACAGGCGCGAGAATTATTTGATGAAGTGAGGTTAATTGTTGAATTCGATCATCGTTTATTCAGCCATATGGCAGTAAGGGATTACGTCTCAAGAATATCATATCCAAAATATAAAACACGTTATGTTGCTGTCGCTGCTGATGGCAAAGTGCTTCATGGTAAAACCCCGAAAATCGTCATAGCGGATGAATTACACGCATGGGAAGGCAGTGCAGGCCGCAAACAGTGGGAAGCTCTGGATAGCGCACTTGTTAAGATACCTGAAACGCTGATGGTTATTGCAAGCACATCAGGAAGAGGGCAGGAAAACCTTGCATGGCAACAAGTTGAATATGCCATCAAAGTACAAAAAGGAGAGATAGAGGATCCAGCAACACTGCCCGTCATTTTTATGGCGGAAGACGGTGATGATTGGCATGATGAAAAAGTCTGGTATGGTGTCAATCCCGGTCTAAAATACGGTTTCCCTGATCTGAACGGCTTCAGAGATAAAGCGAAAAAGGCGGAATATTCACCTTCTGAACGCGACAGTTTCTTACAATACAATCTCAACAAATGGTTAGATAAATCGACTAGCCCATTCGTCGAAATGTCCATTTATGATGAAGGGTGCGGAGAAGTCGATCTTGAAGACATGGAAGCCAAGCAAGTACCATGTTGGCTAGGTGTAGACCTCTCGAAGAATGAAGACCTGACAGCAGTCGTTGCTTGTTTCGGCAATAGAGATACCGGATATTCTGTTTATCCATGGTTTTTCTGTCCTAAAGACAATCTGAGAGCTAGGGGAGAACTACATGGAGTGGATTATATCGCTTGGGCAGAAGACGGTTTTATCATCCCTACCGAAGGCAATACGGTAGACTTACGAGCGGTAGAAAACCATATCCGCGAACTATGTGCACGGTTTAACGTCAAAGAAGTTGCCTTTGATCCGACATACGGTCGTTCAATGATGGCAAACTTGAACGAGGATGGAATACCCGCCGTTGAATTCCGTCAAGGTTGGGTTTCAATGGCACCAGCGGTCAAGGAACTCGAACGTTCCATCCTAGCCCGTACGTTCAAACATGGCGGGCATCCGGTCCTCCGATGGAATTTTGAAAACATCCAAATAGAAACAGACAAAGCCGGAAATCGCATGATGCACAAAGCGAAATCGGGAAACAAGATTGACGGAGCTGTTGCTACTGCAATGGCTGTCGGCCGTTGTTCAATGGGTGAAGCACATTTCATCACGAGCGAAGAATGGTTTGAACCTGAAATGTATGTGGCATGAGGTGAAAGATGTCAGAAACGAGCCAAAACAATGAACAGCTTCTCTATTCTGTTGTCGTCCGATTGGGAGACATGGAAAAGCAATTGAAGCGCGCGGCGGATAGTGCAACGGGCACTTACCGCTTAATGAAGAAAGAAAGTAAGTCTGCAACCGATAATATGGCAAAGGATGCCGAACGAGCAACTACACGGATTAATAGAGCATTAGCAAGCACATCATCGAAGATTGGTCTGTTAAGCAAAACTTATGCAAGTGCCGAACAGAGTTTCTCGCAGAGCTTTAAAGGATTGTTCATTGGGTTAGCCGGTGCTTTCACATTGCGCAATGCGACATCTCTTGCCGACCAATATACGAGCATTGAGAATGCCTTGAAGTCGACTGGATTGACAGGCAAACAACTGACAGACGTGTTTGATGGACTTTATGCGGCCGCACAACGCAATTCAACGCCTATTGCCAGTCTTGTTCAACTTTATTCACGTCTATCATTTAATCAAAAAGAGTTAGGCACTGACACTCAAGGAATAATTCATTTTACCGACACCATTTCCCAATTGTTGAGAGCTGGCGGAACCAGCGCACAAGAAGCATCTGGAGCACTATTGCAGCTATCACAAGCTCTAGGTAGTAGCCGCATTCAAGCAGAAGAATTCAATTCCATTGTAGACGGTGCCCCAACAATCCTGAGAGCAGCAGCCAATGGCATCAAAGAGGCGGGCGGATCTGTTTCAAAGTTGCGGCAATTGGTTCTTGATGGCAAGCTTTCCAATCAGGCGTTTTTCAGAGGCATTGAAGTTGGCGCGGGACAGATAACCCAAAACCTTGCAGGAACAAGCACAACAGTTTCGCAAGCAATGACCAATCTTTACAATTCGATGGTCAAAGCTGTAGGTCGTTTTAATAAGTCCGCAGAAGCGACGGACACGTTCGGCAAGGCGTTGCAAGAACTATCAACGACTGTTGACAATGTAGACATGAATAACCTTGTCAAAGAGGTAAACCAAGTCATCATGGTCTTGAAAGAAAGTGTTGAATGGTTCCTCAAGTTTAGCGAAAAGGCGACCGAGTTTTCCAATAATAACAGACCATTTTCTATAGGTGATGCGCTGGACTCTTCTGGCATTACAGATGCCGTAAACAATAATCTTCCATCTTGGTTTTTTAATTTGCAAACCCCTAAAACACGGGCAGCGGCCCAAAAAGCGCAAGCGGGAGGCCAAGAGGGCAAGACCGAATGGAAGCGTCAAGGTGAAGAAAGCGGGAAATCCTTCACAGAAGGGGCGGAAGATGCAATTCAGCAATGGTATAAAAACAAGTATCCGAACGGTGTAAAGGATGCGTTGCGCGAAGAAGGTACGACCGTTCTATCATCACGCGGACAGGGCAAACCGAGCGCGACCAAGCAAGACCCCGTATCAGTTAAGGATTATCCCGTTATCGGTAGCAAAGACGGTAAAGGTTCTAAGAAAAAACTTAATGACTATCAGCAAGAGATTCGTTCTATCCAAGAACAAACAGCTTCGTTAAATGCCGAACGCGATGCACTTGCTCAGTTAAACCCGTTGGTTGATGATAATGGTTATGCCGTTGAAAAAGCTCAAGCTAAACAGAAGTTACTCAATGCCGCGAAGCGTGAACATCTGACACTTACTCCAGAACTTACGGCAGAGATTGAAAGAGAATCTGAATCTCTCGCAAAATCGGTAGCGTCAAAAAACCAAGTTATAGCAACGCAGGAAAAGCTCAAAAAAAGCATCGAGGAAACCAAAGACATTGCAAAGGATTTCTCCAGAACACTTACCGATGGACTTATCAACAATAAGAAGTTTGTAGATGCTTTGGGTGATGCATTTTTACGCCTTGGGCAACGTTTCGCAGATTCCGCCATTAGCACAGCGATTGATAATGTGTTCAAATTGCGTACCACCAACACAGCGTCAAATAGCGGTAGCAACCTGTTTTCAAGTCTTTTTGGAGGTCTTTTTGGAGGCAAAGGATTTGCTTCCGGAACTGCTAACACGGGAGGAATGAGAGGCGAACCTATCGGGATAGTTCATGGACAGGAGGCAGTCATTCCGCTGCCTAATGGCGGCAAAGTGCCGGTACAAATATTTACAGGAAGACAAGAAACTCAAACGAAGCCGAGATTATCAGAACCTGCTCAACGGGTAAATCTATCGGTACATGTTGCACCGTCCGACATGTTTGATGTTCACGTTCGTGAAGTAGCGCAACAAGTGTCGCAACGAAACATTCGCGAATATCATAAAAATCTACCGAACCTGATCGGCCAAACGATTAATGAAGCGCAAACCAAAAACAGAATGTAGGACAAAAAGATGGCATTCAGAACATTACCTGATAACATACAATATCGATTATTTGACTTCACCTTGCAGCGTTATATTTCGCAATCGGAAAGCGGCGGGCTTATCAATACAGTCGAATATGCGGATCCTCGATGGACGGTCGATATAGAAGTTGATTGTTTTGACGATGTCGGACTGTCAGAAGATTTAGATTTACCGACAGTTAATGAAATTAGAATGATTTGGGCGAGCTTGAGAGGCGGTATGGAGTCTCTAATCGTTCGGCATCCTGTTTATATCTGCCCTCGATTAAATAAAGATAACCCAGAAATTGCTAAAACTGTTGGTAGACTTGCAAAGATCGAAAATGGGAACATTGTCACGGTCACAGGTGTAAACGCTCCTCTCCGGCTATCCTCCGGCGATTATATCACCTTCCAGTACAATGATCGTCGAGCACTCGGACAAGTCATTTCAGCAGAATTCAACACTACCGGCTATCGAATAGAGATCGAACCGAAACTTCCCAAATATATCTCAATTGGTGCAAACGTTTGTTTTGACCGGATGGAGCTTCGTATGAGAGCACTTAACAGTAGCTTTTCTATCAATGATGGATATCCGTTCCGGACGGCTAAATTTCGTTTCTGTGAGAGTTCAATATGATGGATAATCACCGTTTAGAAGCTTTACTTGTAAAAGCACTCAAAAACCGTTTAGAAAACGAGACAATTCTCCATATTCCTGAAGCAGGAGTATTGCTTTGGAATATCTTTACGAAGCTTTCAGCAACCCGCACCTATCACATGTCGGGACCAAATCCTATAAGTTATACGGAGATACACGCTTTCAGTATCTTAACCGGTTGTCCGTTACAGCCTCACCATGTCAAAATCATTCGCGCGTTGGATGATGCATGGCTTGAGCATTGTTATTCATCAGAAAA